CCCATGTTACACAACATCTTTCCATAACCTAATGGATCTTATACCAGTTCGGCTGCTAGGATGAAAATAGATGTAATGTACACATGGAGGAATGTACTCTACCCATTGCAAGATGCACAACGGGGGTAACCTCAATGATGGGTTTGACCCCACTTAACGACCGCACTCCGTGCGTCATCAATGATTGGAGGTTGAAAATGAAAGGTCCCTTTTACAGGGTAAGACAGGAATTCTACACTATCCCCAACGGGACGTATAGAAAGTTTGAGGAAACAAGCAACTGGTATCGGACGGATAACGGCAAAAAAACCCGTGATCCTCTACCACGCGACTTATTCTCAGCACGGCTAAAGCCTTCGCCTGACGATGTAGATGCGCCAAACTCTGCTGCGGCGTATTATGCAAAGAGCAACTGGGGTAGATCGTCCACATTTGGCAATAATATGACTGCTGTAAACAACAAGACTTATGCGAAATTCCTTGACCTGGTGAGAACCAGTGCTGGGGTTGGACAGAATCTTGCGGAATACAAGCAAACCATTGACTTGCTGCATGGGACACTATCCGCTTTACGCTCACCTTTCAAAGCTTTTGCAACAGCAGCGCGACGTTATGCTAAGCAAGCGAGGTTTCAACCTCACGAGCTAGGCAAGACGGCACTTAAGGACTTAGGCGGTGCCTGGCTGATTTGGCATTTCGGTGTGGATCCCTTAATCAAGGATCTGTATGCGATTTGCGCAAGGCTAGACGAGCAGAAGAACTTCGAGTGGCGCCGTGTCACAGCATCGACACAATCGAGTTGGTTGTTTAATAACACCACTAAACCCGGTGCATTTAAATGGACCAATAACGAGGTGTATCGAGGAGTCGTTCGGACGTCTGCTGAAGTGCGGTTGAAAGACCAAATGACAGCGATGATGAATGACTTTGGATTAGTTAATCCAGCGTCCATCCTCTGGGAGATTGTTCCTTTCTCTTTCGTGATCGACTGGTTTTATCCAGTCGGGGCTTACCTGAATTCGTTCAGTGACCTTCTCGGGTACGAAACCCGGAATCCGAACACGACGTGGTACTTGACCTATTTTGGCCGAGCAATGAAAACCACCCAATTCTGGACTGATGGGCAGTGGTCGGAAGTACAAGGTTGTCGGATAGTAAGAACTCTGACTGGCCCCGTCTTCAAACCTCCGCCTTTCCAGTTACCTGAACGGTGGTCCGTTACTCGTGCTGCGACGGCAATAGCATTACTCGTGCAGTTCCTTCCAAAACATCAGTAGTTTAACCTTCCTCTTAAAGGAGAAGCATTATGCCAACCATGGCAAATATTACCGTCAAAAAAGCTGACGGCACCACGGACATCGTCTATACAGCCCTTACCCCCTCTGCAGGTGACAAAGTCGCGGCTCAGTGGCGTGTGGAATCAATTGGAGTCGTGGCGGGTAACCGTCCAGTATTCCAAGTGATGACGCGCGCGAGCCAAGACAAAGGCGCCCGAATCATTGAGGGCAAGCTGGTTTATCCGGAGACTTTCACCGATTCTACAACTGGATTAATTTCCACCAAGAATCGTGAGCTCTTTTCCTTCTCCGCCATTACCCATATGAACGCTAGCGATAGCGCTATTGCGGAATTGGCAGCACAGGCAGCAAATCTCGTCAAGAGCATCCTTATCCAGGATGTTCTAAAGACGGGCTATGCACCTACCTAAGGTCGTGGACCCGGTAGTTCTGTGGGCTTATAGCTTGACCCTCGTGGTCGTGCTAGTTGTCGCCGTTAAACGGTAAGCCTCGACGTAAAACTCGAAAGGAAAATGTATGTCGCTGCAACATCTGCAAGACATAGCTCTGGATTATTTCCAAGCTCTGGGAACTCCCGTCGCTCTCAGCCGAGCTATCCAGCTTCGGTATCGCGACTGGGAGGGGATCGCACGCGCAAGCGTTGATCCCGTGCACTACATTGACGCAAGGTCGTATCGTTTAGATGTGTTAGCCTGCACTTTCTTCAAGAAGGTAAAGGATTTGCCATCTGGTATAGATACCCGTCAGGCCGCTTTAACCGAGTGGTTTGATTCCGAACGTCAATGTTACCAAGCCAACCTCCGTCTCGATGACGACGCTGCATGTTATCGAAATGAAGGGTTCTTCCGTGAAATTCGGAAGAATTTTTATAAATTGGTTGGCCGTCCGCCTGCAGGGATGCAGGATATTCGATTCGGCCCTGGTAGCACTTTCGAGGTAAGGGGAAAGCATATAGCGATCCCCGATAAAATCGCTTCACAACCCATCTTTACGACTCAGGCAAGTACCTATCTTTATGATTATCTTTGCACCGGTTGGGGCCGCAGGAATGCGGGTTCGCCGTGGCAGGATAGTCCCTTGCTTGATGTGGCATTGATCTCAGAAAAACTACCTACGCGCGGCGGTGCTGTCGCGTGGGTTGGCCAACTAAGACCGATTCGTGTGGCCCTCTCCAGGGCGTACGAGTTAGTTGAGGGAAACCGCTGGGATACCGCTCCAAAAAACACCCTAGTTGACCGCTCCATTGGGATTGAACCCGGGGGCAATATGGTCTATCAAAAGGTGTGCGGTAACAAGATGCGCCGTGGTTTAAATCGTTTTGGTCTGCTCCTGAGACCCCAAAAGGTTGAAGGAAAAGGCGACTGGTTTGCAAAAACCGGACGTGATTCTCAGCAGATACATCGCAAACTTGCAAAACAGGCAAGCGTAGACGGTACTATGGCTACACAAGATGTTCGTAAGGCAAGTGACACAATGTGCCGTGCTTTCGTTCAGTACGGAACGGGCAAGTGGTTCAAAGTTCTCAATGAACTCCGCTCCCACAAGACCCTCGTCGAAGGACGATGGTATGTTCTGGATAAATTCTCCAGTATGGGTAATGGATTCACTTTTGAACTCGAAACTGCTTTGTTCGCAGCCATTGCAATGACTATTGCTGACGCAAAGGGAGTAGAACTTATCCCAACGGTCAACTTCAGTGTCTACGGGGACGACATCATTGTCCCTACCGAGATGTCTGAAGAAATGGTATCGGCGCTGGCGTATTGCGGTTTTGAGGTTAATACTTCAAAGAGCTATAGTAGTGGTCCTTTCCGTGAAAGTTGCGGAGGTGATTATTACAATGGCAGCCCAGTACGGGGCCTCTACCTCAAGAAGGTACCGGAATCAGTAGGCGACTGGATCACCCTCCACAATCTCTTAAAGAGAGCAGAGGAATTCGTCAGCCTACCTTCGGCCCTTGACAAGGTAAGGTCTCAAATACCAGTATCATGCCGGAATTATGGTCCTGTTGCGTTTGGTGATACTGTACTACACCACCAAC